GCGTTGGTCAGCGAGACGTGTGAGCCCGCTTCCTTGCTCGCCACGGACACGGCGGTCGTCAGGTCAGCCCCGGTGCCCGACGTGGGCAGCGTGCTGACCTTCAGCGTGTTCGTAGTCGCCGGGGCAATCGTCGCCGCGTGACCGAACAGCGCAGTCACCAGGATCCGGCCGCCCGAGATGGTGAAGATATTGCCGGTCGCGGTCCCGGGCAGCAGTGCGGCGGCCCGGTACACCACCCGGCCGAACGCGATTTCGAGGAGCTGCGGCCCCTGGATCAGCGTGCTCATGTCAGGCGCTCACGATCGCAAGGTTGGCCGGGTCCCGCTGCACGTTCAGGTCGTACAGCGTGGCCACCAGCAGCCCGTCCCCGGTGGTCGCGGTGCACTTCACGTACGTGTACCCGGCGGGCATCTGCGAGGCCAGCAGGTGGAAGCCGGTCCCGTAGTCGCTGGCCTGCACCACCGCGTTCGATGCGGCCTGAGTCTGGTCGGTCCACGCCGCGGTGCCCGCGCCGTTGGACGTCTCCTGGTACCAGCGGGTGATGGGGTTCCACCCGGACGGCTGCGTGTAGGAGCCGCCGAACGTGGCCGACACGGTCAGGGTGAACGTGTCGTCGTTCGTGCCGTAGAAGAAGATCCCGCTGCAGTCGCGCATGCTCAGCGCGACCCCGCCGGCCTTGGGCACCTGGTTCAGGACCCGGGCCAGGCCTTCCATTCCTGCCATGACTTACCTCTCTCCGGAACCTGGTCAGCTGCGGGTCGCGAGCTGGACGAACGGGGTCAGGGTGTTGCCGGACCCGTTGTGCGGGGTGATGGCCGACTGCAGCCACGGGCGGCCGTCCAGGCGCTCGATCACGCGGTAGGCCGTCTTGTCGTTGGCGAACAGGTACTGGTCGGACACCGCCGACTGCATCTGCTGCCGGTCGCCGATCAGGTAGTAGGACAGGTCCACGAAGTCCAGGTCGCCCGTGGTGCCCAGCTGCGGCGTCTTCTCGGTGAAGATCACCGGCCGGCCGAGGATCGACATGGGCGGCGTGTCCGCGCCGCCAGTGCCGCCCGCGAAGTTCCCGATCCACACCGGGCCGCCGCCGGTACCCACCGACAGGGCCATGGTGGCCAGCTCAGGGAAGGTGTCGATCGACGCGATCCACACCGCCTTGCTCAGCGAGGTGGGCAGCATCCGGGCGTACATCCCGACGATGTTCTCCCACAGGATCGTGGCCGCGGACTGCCCGGACTGCTTCGCCACCTGCACCGACGCGGGGCAGCCGATGAAGCCCAGCGGCTCCTCCGGCGCGGTGCCGGAGATGAACGCGATGTCCTCGAACCACGCGATGGCCCGCGGGAAGCTGGAGTCGAAGAACCCGGAGAACGCCGGGGCGTCGTCCAGGAGCTCGTTCGGGACCGCGGCGTAGCCGGTCAGCTTCTTCGCGTCGAGGTACACGCGGCCGAACTTGGCCTGGCTCTCGGTGAGCGCCGCACCTTCCTCGGTCCAGTAGCAGATCACGCCACCCAGGATCGAGCTGACGTGCGAGGTGTCATCGATCATCGGGATGGGCAGCCGCAGTGAGGACATCGGGATCACCGTCGCCCGTGAGCGGACGATCGATTCCTCGATGGCAACCTCAAGGATCTGGGACCGCAGCGTCTCCGGGATCAGGAACCCGCCCGAGGCCGGGACCTCTGAGCCGTAGGAGTTCTGGATCTCCACGAGCCTGCCCAGCTTGCCGGACATCTCCGGGGTACCCCGGGTCTTGCCCGCGGCCATCGCCAGCGCCTGCATGAACTCGGTCCGGTCGGCGAAGATGCCGTCCGCCTTCGCGCCCGGCGCCCGGGGGCTGTACAGCGACCGCTGCGCCGACGTCGAGCCCCGCAGTTGCCGCTCGACCGCCTTCGCGCGCAGCCCCTCCGGGACCGCATCCTCGGCCTTGTGGTCCTTCAGCCAGTCACCCAGGTCTGCCTGCAGCTGCTCGCGCATCTGCTTCAGCAGGTCCTCGTTGTCGGCGCTCAGGGCCTTGTCAGCGTAGGCCTTCATGGCGTCGCCGAACTTGCCGTCCTTGAACAGCTGGCCGACCTGCTTGGTGTCATTCAGGAGATCCACGACCTGGTCGGGGGTCTCCGGGATCGTGATGGTCACAATTCCCCTTCCATAAGGTCGTGCAGGAACTGGTCCGTGCCTGCGTGATCTCCGGCGTCCGAGCCGCCGTCCTTCATGTGGGCCTGCAGGTGCGCCTCGACGTCCGGCCGGTCACCATCAGGGATGCTCGCGCCGGACAGCCGCGCGAGGCCGTTCCGGCAGGCGGCCAGGTTCGCCGGGCCGCCCTGCTTGGCGTGATGGGGGAACTTGAAGTTCCCCTTCTTGTCGTCGGCGTCATCGTCGCCCGGCGTGTGCGAGCTGGAGTCGGCGTCGGCGGTCTGCCAGGCGTGGCAGTAGTGCAGGTCCGCGTACTCCGCTGGCATCGCCGCCACGGCCGCCGGGCCGTCCCAGGGGGTATCCACGGTGGCCGTGTGGTGCACGGGGATCGCCTTGTTCAGCAGCGGCATCGACTCCAGGCCGAGCCGCGGCCGGCGGCCGGGCGTGTTGACGATGACGACCTGCGGAAGGGCCTGGATGCGCTCCGCAACCGCGGCGGACGCGGGGGGCTCGGAGCCGCCGAGCGAGTCGGCCAGGCCCGCCGTGACGGCTTCCTGGCCGATCATCCACGACTCGGCCTTCATGACCGTGCGCCAGCCGTCCGCGGGTGTCCCTGAGCGGGCGGCGTAGATGCTGGCGATGTTGCCGCTCTGCTGATCCAGGAGTGCCTGCATCCCGGCCATGTCGTCGGCGCTGCCGATGCACAGGCCCCACGCGTCGTGGATCATCAGCGTCGCGTTCGGCATCATCACCATCTGGCCCGGGCTCGCCGCCATCGCGATCACCGAGCCAATCGAGGCGGCCAGGCCATCCACGACGACGCGGACCTGCCCGGCCCGCTGCTTCAGCGCGTTCGCTATCGCGATGCCGTCGAACACGTCGCCGCCGGGCGTGTTCAGGTGCAGCTCCAGATCCCCGGAGATGCCCTGCAGGTCGGCCACCAGGTCCGCCGCGGTGATACCCCAGAAGCCGATCTCGTCGTAGACCAGCATCACGGTCGCGCCGCTGCCGTCCTGCGCCTTCGGTCGCGCCTTGTTCAGCTCCGAGTGCCGCTCGCGTGCGGCGAGCTGGCTCGCGGTGCGCTCGTCGTCGCTGGCCGCCATCCACCGGGACGCCTCCCCGGCGAGCCAGCCCCCGTAGCTGCCTGAACGGCCGTCGGGGCGCTTCAGCGTTACAGTCCTCACCTGCGGCTCCCTGTCAGGTTCAGAAGTGCCATCTGGCGGCGCTCTGGCGGCGTCGTCAGCAGCATGTGCCGCAGCGCCGCGGCGACAGCGTCCGGCTCGTCATCCGGGTTCGCCGACTCGGCCCCGGCATCCTCTGGCGACTGCGGCGCCCCGGGTGACAGCGGCGCGGTCCAGCGCGGCGGCAGGGCGGGCTGCGTGGACAGCTGCAGCGCCACCTCCATGTCCGGCAGCCCCACGGCCTCCAGCACGTCATGCTGGTCGAAGCCCGCCGTCACCAGCGTCAGCGCCGCGTTCGCCTTCGTGGTCAGCTCAAGGTTGTCCTGCTCGCGGTTCTTCGGCACCGGGTCAACGAAGTCGAACTCCACGCCCTGGCCGGTCGAGCCGAACAGCGGCAGGTACTGGGTGTTGATGACGTTGTCCCGCCAGCGGCGCAGGTCCGGCGCCACCTCCCACGACGTGAATACTTCCTCGCCCGTTTGTGCATTCGCGCGATTTACATCGTCCGTTACACCCGTCATCACTTTATGCATTCTCAGGGATTCACGGATAATGTCACGGGACGTCGATCGGAGATTGCCGAAGTCCATATCTTTCATGCTCTGACCTGTGGCAACGAACGTCACACCGGCCTCAAGCAATGCAATTCTGTGGGCCCGCGCCACACCCTTGTGCGCCTCACGCCAGCGGTTCGTGATCGTGTTGAACTCGGTGTCCTTCAGTGTGTGATCCACCTGCAGCACGCCGCCCGGCTCCGCCGAGTTCAGGAAGAAGTTCCGGTTCCACTCCGCCCCGTACTGCGCCGCGTCGATGTCCACCAGCACCGACCCGATCGGCCCCGTGCCGCCGTAGATGTCCAGCGGGTCCGGGTAGCGGTTGTAGATGACCTCCCACGGCATCAGCGGGATCTTCTCGCGCCCATCCGGCGCCAGGTACACCCAGCCCGCCAGGAACCTGTTCCGGTCCGGCACCGGGATCATGCGGTCCGGCCGCACCGGCCACAGCCCCACGGGGAAGTTCGCCCGCGGGTCGAAGTCCACGATCCAGTGCGCCTTGCCCGTCGTCTTCATCCAGATCTGGCTGATCTCGAACAGGGACTGGCGGGTCCAGAAGTTGATCTCATGCCCGTCGATCACCATCGACGCGGGCTTGTTCAGCACGTTCAGCGCCTGGTGGTTCACGACCTCGGTCCGCTGATCGCTGCCCTTGTCGGCGGTGGTGTAGCGGCGGCGGCCATCCTGCGGGGCCTGCCGGAACAGCTTCCACGGCTGCCCCGCCACCGATGAGGCGATCAGCCCCACGTTCGCGTGGACGGTGCCATTCGTGCCGTAGGCGCGCATCAGCGCCTCGTCCGGCGTCGAGTTCATCGCCAGGCCCGGCAGCTGGTACATGCCGCCCGTGTCACCCATCGGCACCGGGGGCAGCGAGTTGCGGAGCGTCAGCGCCTTCCCGATCAGGCTCACTCCGCCGCCGCCTCAAGGACCTGAAGGCTCAGTCCGCCCTCAAGGATGATGACGCTGCCCTCCGGCAGGTCCCACGCGCGCACGCTCTCGGTCAGCCACGCGAACTCGGCATCGCTCAGCCGGTGGTCCACGGACAGGACGAGCCGGTCGCCGGGCTTCAGGCTGAGGCGCTCGATCTTGGCGACGTCGGGCAGATCCACGGGGCTCAGCCGGTCACGGCGAAGTCGAGCGCCAGCAGCGACACGCCCGTCACGATCCAGCCGGCCACCGGGCCAGCGTGGAACGCCCCGAAGTCCATCGAGGCCAGCGCCGCGGCGGTCATCATGTGCTCGCGCGCCCGGGCGGCGAGTGCCGCCAGCTTGTTCGGGCGCCCGGGCTTCCTAGTGCGGGCCGCGACAGCGGCAACGGCCTTGCCGAGCAGCGAGCGCCGGGCGCGCGGGAGCGCCGCAGTCGCCACGTCAGCACCCGGCCATGAAGATCACGCGGTCAGGCTAGCATCCGCCTTGTAGGAAACCTACAGAACCTGCTTCCCCTGCCCGCGTCGTGTTGGAGGAAACCTCATGCCGCTCCGGGACGCCAGCGAACTGATCTATCCGGCCGTCCAGGAGACCCTGGCCGGGCTCGGCCTGCTCGGCGACAGCTCCGCCGCCACCAAGCTCGCCCAGCAGTACGCCAAGGTGATCGACAGCCAGAGCGGGCACTGCCGCGGCTGCGACAACGACGACTGCCGGCGGTCCCAGGGCTCACCGTGGGCCATGCGCTGGCTCGGGCCCCTCCTGCTCGACGCCCTTGAGGCGCTCGGCGCCACGCCGCGGGCGAAGGCCGCGCAGACCAAGGGCGCCAAGACGCCAGAGGCCAAGCCTGGTGGGCTCGCGAAGCTCCGCGCGGCCAAGTAGCCGCGCCCTCGCCGGGTCCGTCCAGCCGCGGCTCTGGACCCCGCCGCTCCGGCCCCTCAACCGCAAGACATCCCGCGGCTATTCGGTGTGCGACTTCGCCGAACTCGTAGGCGAACCACTGCATCCCTGGCAGCGGTTCGCCGTCATCCACGCCCTCGAAACCGTCCCCGGCGGCGGCTACCGCTTCGGCACCATCCTCATCCTGGTCGCCCGCCAGAACGGCAAGAGCCACCTCAAGCGCATGATCACCCTCTGGCGGCTGTACCTCGACGGCGCCCGCCTCACCCTCGGCGTCGCCCAGGACGTCAGCCTCGCCCGCGAGCAATGGCAGATGGCCCTCGACACCATCCACGCCTCCCCCGACCTGTCCGCCGAGCTCGACCAGGTCCGCCGCGTCAACGGCGACGAATGGTTCAAGCTGCAGGGCGGCGGCCGGTACAAGATCGCCGCCTCCAACCGCAAAGCAGGCCGCGGCCTCTCCATCGATGAGCTCAACATTGACGAGCTCCGCGAGCAACGGTCATGGGACGCCTGGTCTGCCCTCTCGAAGACGACGATGGCCCGGCCGCGGGCCCAGATCTGGGCCATGTCCAACGCCGGAGACGATGAATCCATCGTGCTCAACCAGCTCCGCGAGCGCGCCCTCGCCGACCCCGGCGGCCGGATCGGCATCTTCGAGTGGTCCGCGCCCGACGGGTGCGACCTGGACGACACGAAGGCGTGGACTGCGGCCAACCCCGGGCTCGGGCACACCGTCAGCGAGCAGGCCATCCGCCTGGCCCTCGCCACCGACCCGCCGAACGTCTTCAGGACGGAAGTGTTGTGCCAAAAAGTTGATCAACTGGATGGCGCGGTGGACTACACCGCCTGGCAGGCCTGCGCCGACGAGGCCGGGCGCATGGACGCCTACCGGGACCGGCTCGCCGCCTGCTTCGACATGGCCCCCGACGGCCAGCACGCCACGCTGGCCGTGGCGGCCATCACCAGCGACGGCCGGCCCCGCGTCGAAGTCGTCCAGGCATGGGACTCCAGCGACACCGCCCGCGCCGAACTCGGCGGATGGCTCGACCGCATCGACGCCGCCGCCGTGGGGTGGTTCCCCGCCGGTCCGGCCGGGGCGTTCGCGCCCATCCTGCGGGCCCGGCCCGGATCGACCGAGCTGACCGGCGGGAAGGTCGCCGAACTCTGCCAGGGCCTGGGCGACCTCGCCAAGGGCCGGAACCTGCTGCACGCCGACCAGGCGCTGCTCAACGCGCACATCAAAGGGGCGTCCAAGCTGCCCAGCGGCGACGGATGGCGCTTCACCAGGCGCGGCGGCACATCACAGGGCCACGTCGACGCCGCGTACGCCGCGGCGGGCGCGATCTACATCGCGCAGACGATGCCCGAGCCGCAGCGGGCCAGCATCCGCATCGTCGGCTGAGCATTCGAACGGTATTTCGAGGCATTCCCCGGGGATAGGTCACCGTCTGTGAGCACAGCGCGATGTGGATGGTCTCAGGGGAGGGGGTTTCAG